AATAAATTGGAACTAATACGAACCAACCTCGTATAACTAATAAACAAAGGAGAAGTAATGGGTAAAATAAAAGGTCTGGTAACTGATATGGGTTACGATAGTGCCAAGAGATACTTGGAAGAGATCAAAAGAAAACTAGAGCGTGATAAGGAAAGGAGTAAACATGCCGTATCCAATGATAAAAAAGGAAAGTAGTATGAAGTTACCATTAAAAAAAATAGATAAGGAAGATGTGATGATGTTCTTTGAACTAGACATTGACAACTGCAAACTAAAGAAGAAAGACTTTTGTGAGATAATAGCAAGTTTCATAAATGATCCAATTTCTACAAGTAAACTATACAGAGAAGAGATTAATCTATACTTTGAAACTAGGAGAAGCTTATGAACTCAAAAGAATATCAATTTATGAGAGAGGACTTCCTCAAGAAAACTCTCAAACTTTCAGACGACAAACGCATTGAGTATACAGAAGGACACCATAACTCAAATGTTTTATGGAACTTCGAGAACATAGCAAAAACATTAGGGCTATCACCAATGAAGGTACTTTCTGTATATTTAATGAAGCACACAAGTAGTCTTTTTAACTATTTCAAAGATGGTAAAGA